GTTCAACCAGATGACAGAATTTATAACTACCTCGCTTGATTGTTTCGGTAATTACCGAATTCAGTGTCCTACTCATAATGCTTCAATAAAATCAATTTCATAATCGTAGTAATTAGGATCTACAAAAAATTCCTGAATTTCAGAATTTAATGACACCGTAAAAGGAACAGAACTGACAGTGATTGAAGTGTTATCATCAGGTGATGTCAAAAGAGCAGGTTCAAAAGTCAAAGTCGCTGAATAACTCGATGCAGTTGCATCAGCAGTACACATGTAAATTTTATCATTTCCAGTAAGTTTAAAGAAATCTCCTGATTTCATGCAGGTTCCATCTGCACCCCAACCATCAGTAGTAAGAGTCCTGCCTGTTTGTGAAGCACCAGCAACAAGTGGAGATCCAATTGTTGTTGTCGCTTGACGTGTCGAAAGAACTGGAGGAATTAGTGTGAATGTATCCAACTGTCCTCTTTGTTTGACACAAAATGCGAAAATCGGAGCAAATGAGGCTCGTGTCATAGGTGGTAATATTCCTGTTAACCCCCAACGTTGTCCTGCCAATTGCCGTGCTTGCCTTCGTCCTGAGATTGAAGTCGAAACTGATGTTGGAAGGATTGATCTGAAATCAACCTGTTGGAATGCTGGTGAAGATGGGAATGTTCCACTCATGTTAATCCTACTCGTCCTTGCCGATTCATGGCTTGGTTGATCATATTTACAATCATTCCACGTCGGGAATTCAGAAGAACATCAAAAGACGAAGCATCTACTGTATTGATCTGGAAATTCACGTTTGTTGTTCCTCTTAGTTTATTGTTTGGAGTAATGCCACCTGTCCGTCCTGGTGTGAATAACTCTGGTCCTGCTTCACCAACGATGTAGGATTTGCCCCCCATAACACTTCCACCCTTTTCTCTCCCTGGATATTGCATAGTAGAAATCTTATTTACATACGCCATAGTCAACGCCAGTGAGGCTGTAGCCGCTATAACATTCCAAGGATAAGGGTAGGCAGCCATAGTTTTAGTGAAACTTTCGTATGCATTCATTGTTGATTGGACAACAGACATGGCTTGCCATGTTTCAAACAAATCTCTCGATTGATCTTTAACAGCAGATGCTTGTGATGCTAATCCTCCTACGACACTTGCAACTTCCTGTCGGATTAAATCATTTCTTGCAGTGTTGTATGCTTCTTCTGCTGATAATTTTTGACGCAACATTTCGTCATGAAGAAGCGTTTCAGCTCCATAGGCTTTTTCAATGCGTTCTAGTCTCGCATTTTTCAAATCCTCAATCCCTTTTAATTCCTTTTTAAATCCTGTTAATTCCACATTCCACGTTGCCGATTCATCTTTTAATGCTTTCTGTTCAGCCATTAAAGCTAATCGATCATCAAGATCCCGAGTCACGGCATTCTCAAGATTTACAATGTCCTGCAATGCTCGTCTTTCTGTTTCAGTTTTCAGTGCAATTTCTTCCTGCTGTGATTTCCATATTCCTAATGCTTTAATTCTTGCTTCTGACAATAGATTCAGAGCTAATGTTTCTTCTGCCAAAGCACTTGCTGTTTTAGATGCTTCAGCTAACCTTGCTTCCTGTTTATACTTTGCAATTGCTTCATGAGCCCTAGCATTAGCAATTGCAAATGTAAGTTGATCAGCTAGTTCTTTTGTCAGCAACATTTCTTCGTCAACGACTAATCCTACTGATTCTGCCCACTCTTCATTCGCTACTCCTATCTTTGTTATTCCATCTGCTCCTAATACCCAGTATTTTGCTATTTCTTTAGTAGCTTCCTCATACGGCCCAGCTATATCGAGTTGCAAAATTCTTTTGTTGATTTCTGAATGTCTAGCCTGAAGATTATTTCTAGTCACGTATAAACGATTTAATTCTAATGTTTTCCTAAATGCATCATTTATTGATATTTCTCCTTTGTCAAAAGCCGTATTGATATCGTTTAAAGCGATTGCAGTGTCTTGAAGTTGATACCATACGTTTTGGAGTTCTTTCCGTAAGCCTGGTTTTGCTAATCCTTCTAACCCCGCACTAGCAGGATCCGACAAATCTTTCACGCTTGTAGCTAAATTATCCAACGTTTGTGAAAAGAAATTTAAACCTGATGATAATCCTCCTGTTGCTCCTGTCGATTCATCAACCACGTTCACAAAATTCATCCATGAATCACCCATGGATTGCGATGCTTGTGCTACAGTTCCAGAAGTTTTCTCAAATTCTGCTTTTACTTCATAACCCATTTTAAGAATGGCTTGTGTCACTGACTCTGCATTTAATTTCCCTTCACTACCTAGTTGTCTCAATTGCCCGATATGAATCCCCATGCCATCTGCAATCATCTTTGCAACCCGGGGTGCGTTTTCCATGATGGAACGCAATTCATCACCTTGTAACCGACCTGATGCTAGACCTTGTCCTAATTGAAGAACTGCTGATGAAGTCTCCTGGATTCCAGCACCAGAAACAGCAAATGCTTGGTTCAACGAGGTTGTGATTTGATATAATTCTTGTTCTGAAAGACCTAATTGATCGCTAGAACGTGCTAGGCGAGCATACAATGCGGAAGTAGATTCAAAACTTACTCTAGTATCTTTAGAAATCTTGAATAATTTCCCATAAACTCTTGTCAAATCCTTAGAAGTGTCAGTGACAAGTTTCAGTTTGTTTTCTAACTGCGTTGCTTTGTCGGCCGCATTTATGAAAGAACGTGCTACAAGTTGAAGACCATACGCACCAGCAAGGACGGCAAAGGCTTTCTGTAATCCAGCAGTAGCAGATTCCAGCTTCCCCATGTTCCGCTGAGCACTGCGAAATGCACCTTTAGTCTGGTCCTCAGCAGTAAGAACTATTTTCTTTTGTGTTGCCACTTACGTTCCTGCTCTTCCTGTTGTTTACGTTTCCAACTGAAATATGCGACCCACCCCTGCAACTCTGTCGTACTAAATTGCATAATTTCGGACACCGATTTCCCTAGAATTTCTGCCAGTTGGTAGCAGAAAAGGATATCAGGGTCCGATGTCAGTTTTTTTCAATGTCATCCGCTGAAAGCTCCGTGTCATCAAATGCCATTCTGTTGCAAATACTCAAAACCACATCAGGATCGACACTATTCATCAATAACTTCATCTCACCTTGAGCAAACATAGGCTTTTTGTTTTCGCTCAAAACTCGATAAATAAGTTGCTGACACAATGCTTCTGCTCGATCTCCTTTCTCCAGCAATTCCCCGATTTTACGTTGCTGAGCAAAGTTCATTTTAGGATAGTAATAAATTACCATTGGACCTTGATCATCCCCCCATTCAGGAACCTCTAGGGTTTTCAAATTACCTAAAATCTCCTTTGAGAAATGATTTACTGCTTTATCAATTAATCTTTCATTCATATCCGGCCTTATGAATTATCCTGTGTGATTTAAGACTCCAACCCCTTGGAAATTGGCACTTAATTTAACCGTATCTCCCATAGAGCCTGACATTGCTATGCTTGTTATTGCAACGACACCATGCCAATAATCCACACTTGCACCACCAGGATACAAAATAACTGTTTTAGCAATATCATTAGCTAAAAGTGCCGTTTCAAATGACTCCAATCCTGCATCGTCAGCATTATCCCAATGCATGTCGATTGAACCTGACCACGAATATTTGCCTCCTAAAAATGTTTTGAAAGCATTTGATCCCATTGACGATGTTTCAACGGTATCCATTGAAATATCGAACGACCATCCAGAAACATTTGCCACCGTTGCTTCTGAATCTGTGGTCCCGTATTTGACCACTCCACTATCGCCAATTATTGCTGCCATAATAAATCCTTATTTTATGCCACCGCATCGGAGGCAGTTTCTAAATTTGCGTATTGAACAAAATAGTTTAAACGCACAATTCCCACCGGGATGTGAGCCTCAGGCTCAAAACGGAAATCGGTACTCTCAAGATATGAATCTCTTGCTAATGAATTGATGGATCGATTGCCTGCCATTGCTTCCTCGACTTCCTTTGCAATCAAATCAAGACTGTTTAAAATCGTGGATGCCATTAAAACTACTCCTTCAATCACCAGAATCATCGATCTGTGCAATTCACGATTCGTTGGATGGAGAGTAGCTACTTCGATATCTTCTGAATCCACAAATATTGCTAATCCAGGCAATGATTCAGTCGCCAGAGGATATACAGGAGTTTGTTGGACTCGTGCTCCTGTTGTTGTCAACGAATCCACTATTGATCCTGCAACATAATCCCTGATCTGCCGACGGAGATGATTTGCCATCTATTCATCTTTTTTTGCTGAAGGTTTTTTATCTGATACGAGTTCTGCTTTTCCTTTGCGAATCCAGATTTCAGCAGTTTTCTTATCGATTTCTGCTATTTCTCCTACTCTGATATGAGAATCGTTGCCTTCTGGGTCTACGTAATACTTATCTCTTAATAATTTCAATTTCATGAATCCACTCTCGCCACTTGGAACGTGGTCAATGTTGGGGTTGTAAATAAAACAGAATCAGGATTCACATTACTGAATCCTATTTGTTCACCCTGCAATGAATGAAATTCACGGAATCTCAATGTATTGCTTTCGTTTGTGACTGTTGTCCGATCATACAAAGTTTTGAGGTTTGCAATTCTTGACTCCACGTCCTGCATTCCTGCTCCAGAATACGCCACAATAAGCACCTCA